AACGTAGTTATTTCTGCTACAGGAACTACTGCTTCTGGTGCTGCGGTTGCTTCAGGAACCATAATGATGAACAACGGTGACTTGACCTTAGGTTACTATAACTCTGTTGATGCTGGGGCCACTATGGCTGCGTTGACTAAAAAGTTTGTGTACCTCACTCAAGGTGATTCAACAAATGCCGCTTATTTAGCAGGTAAGATTTGGATTCGTATTACTGGCATGAACGTCGATTTTGACAATGGCTAAGGGTTTTAGACAGGGAGTTATTCTCCCTGTCTTTTACTCATGGAAGATAAAGGAGTAGGCTTGTGGCAGATGCAATAACAACTCAAACTATTGTTGATGGCCAAAAAGAAGCTGCTTTTAAGTTCACGAACATTAGTGATGGTAGTGGCGAAGCTGCTGTTGTTAAGGTTGATGTTTCATCGCTTGCAAAAGAGCATGTGACACAAAAGGCTTGCACCAAGTTTACCATAGATCAAATTTGGTGGCAGTGTGTGGGTATGAAAGTACAGCTTTTATTTGATGCAACCACTAATGTTTTTATTATCGAACTTGGAGAAACTTCTTCTGGTCATCATGACTATCGTGATTTGGGTGGCATACCAAACAATGCTGGCTCTGGTGTAACAGGCGATGTGCTTTTTACAACTGTAGGTCATGCATCTGCCGACACTTACACGATTTTAATTTCTGGAAGAAAGAGTTACGAGTAATGGCTAACAAGTACCCCGGTGTAAAAAAACTGCCAAGTGGCGGGATAGAATATCGGGGTACAAGGTTTGCAGGGTTTAATAAGCCCAAGAGATCAAATCGTTCTGGTAAGAAAGGAATGGTGCTTGCTAAAGACGGCGAAAAGGTCAAGCTTATTCATTATGGTGACTCGTCAATGGGGCACAATTATTCCCCAGAAGCTCGTAAAAGTTTTAAGGCTCGTCATGGAAAGAATATTAAGAAGGGCAAGATGTCTGCTGCATACTGGGCGAATAAAGAACTTTGGGCTGGCCCCGGAAAATCGAAGAAGTCTCCACCTAAGTCACAGAAGTCAGTGAAGGGTATAAAGAGAAGGTCGTAAGGAATTTAGACAATGAAGTACTCTGATCAACGAAACAAGATGAAGATGCAGTCTGGTGGTGTTCTTGAAGATGTCGGAGGCATGTCTGGTTTTGAACAAAGGTTACAGGAATTAGGTAACTTTGCCAGAGGTTTAGGAACACAGGGCGATCAGGAAATTCTCAGGAATGTTCTGGCGTCCAAACAAGCGCAGGAATTTTTAACGTCTGTGGGCAATGTAAGGGTTCCTTCAAGCAAGGCGGTTAGAAAGCCTCGTCCTGTGCGAGGTGTAAGACCTCCTCGGATGGATTAGATGCCCTTAACAGAAAAGGGCAACAAGACACTTGCATCGATGAAGAAACAATACGGTGCAAAGAAAGGTAAAGAAGTTTTTTATGCCAGTATTAACGCTGGTAAATTTAAGGGTATGGAGCGTAAAAAAGCGACTCGTAAGAAAAAGGCAGGATAATGGCGGTCAGTGGGACATCTGCGTTTAATTTAGATATAGCTGAGATTTGTGAGGAAGCTTACGAAAGGGCTGGTCTTGAGATGCGTAGTGGCTATGATCTCGCTACTGCAAGACGTAGCCTTAACTTGATGGGTCTTGAGTGGGCTAACAGAGGTATTAACTTATGGCTTGTTGAAGAAGGTAGCGTAACTTTAGCTACGGGAACAGCAACCTATACTTTGCCTACAGATACCATAGACCTTCTGGAGCATACGCTAAGAACTAACAGTGGAGCTTCCAATCAAACTGATACGTCATTAGTAAGAATGTCTGTTAGTACATATTCACAAATTACAAACAAGCTAACAACAGGAACGCCAACGCAGATATATATTGACCGACAAAGGGATGCGCCGACAGTTACTCTCTGGCCTGTGCCAAGCTCTACCTATAATGGAGACTTTGTTCGGTACTTCAGGTTAAGGCGTATACAAGATACGGGGTCCAAGTCTAGCAATACTTCAGATATACCTGCTCGGTTCCTGCCCTGCATGGTAGCAGGTCTGTCTTATTATCTAGCTCTTAAAAGACCACAAGCAGCACAACGTGTTCCTACTCTCAAAGCTATTTATGAGGAGCAGTTTGATCTTGCTGCTGAAGAAGATCGTGAAAAAGCAAACTTAATATTTACACCTCTGTCGGATTATTATTCGTTATGAGTGGCCCATATGCAATAGGCAAGTATGCTTTTGGATTTTGTGACCGAACAGGTTTTCGTTACCCTCTGAGAGACCTTGTATTTGAAGTACAGAACGGTGTGCAGACTGGGCTGCGGGTAGGTCGTGATGTGGTTGACCCTGATCAGCCCCAGAACTTTCTAGGTAGGATTCGGGTATTCGATCCGCAATCTTTGCGTAACCCTAGACCAGATAGAGGTCTGGAAGAAAGCAGATCATTCTTTGGGTTTAATCCTGTAGGAGATGGAGGGACAGCGCCTGATGGCACTGATAGCTTATCTCTAAGTGTTTCTGTTGGTGATGTAACAGTGAGTGTTTCTTAAAGGAAATTGTAATGGCTGAATATACTTACTTATCTGCTCCGAAGAAAGAACTTGCTCTTAGAGCAAAAAACCTTAATGACGCAGAAAAAAGGTTAGACAAAGCATTACAAAAGCGAAAAAACTTTGGCAAGGGACGTTCTGGCATTTCTAAGGCTATGGGGATTACTGACAAAGAATTGTCTAAGTTTAAAACGCAAGTAAATGACGCAAAGACTCAACTAAATATGGTAGAAAATTATACACAGAAAGAAAGAGGAGATAAGAAGATGATGGGTGGCGGTAGTCTTAAAATGGATAAAATGAAAATGGCTGGTGGCGGCATGATGGAAGACATGAAAGCCGCAGGTATGAAAATGGCAGACGGCGGCAAAATGCCTATGGATGCCAAGACAGGCAAACCTGCTTTTGCTGTGGATGGCAAAGGTAAGATGGGGCACGGTGGTATGGCTTACGGCAAGAAAGACAAGATGGGTCATGGCGGCATGGCATACGGCAAAAATAAAATGATGGATGGCGGCACAATAGCTCGTGGCAGTGGAGCGGCTCGTCCACAGAAATTTCGCAAGAATGGCTAATAAGTTATGAGTTGGACTTTCACCACGTTAAAAACGGCGATACAGGATTATGTAGATAATACTGAAACGACGTTTGTAAACAATCTGGATGAGATGATTCGGATTGCTGAAGCACGGATTTTTTACGCCGTTCAGATACCTGATTTTAGAAAAAATGTAACGGGTACTTTTTCAAGTGGTGGCCAGTACCTTTCGCAACCTTCTGATTTAATTGCAGTTTTAAGTCTTGCTGTTACTAGCGGCAACGACAGAACTTACCTTCTTCCTAAAGATGTTAACTATATTAATGAAGCGTATCCTGATTCTACGGAAACAGGGTTGCCAAAATACTATGGTCTTTTCGATGATGATTTTTTTATTGTAGGACCAACCCCAGATTCTGGATACTCGACAGAACTTCATTACGCATACCAACCAGAAAGTATTACGACAGCCAGTAGCGGCACTACTTGGTTAGGCGATAATGCTGAGGATGCATTGTTATACGGAAGTTTGATTGAAGCCTATACTTTTATGAAAGGCGAGCCTGACCTTATTGCAAACTATACAGCACGTTTTGATGCTGCAATTCAAAGACTTGCAAACTTAGGACAGGCTAGGAATCGCAAAGACCAGTATCGTAATGGTGCGTTTGAAATTCAGGAGACATGATGTTAGGTATTGAGACGGGCCTTACAGTAGGCGATGTAGAAGTTGGCGTTACTAATAACCGTGGGCTAACACCTGCTGAGGTTGCTGAAATGTGCGTGAAGAAACTCATGTATGTTTCGGAAGGGGCACCGCCTGAAATAAAAGATCAGGCTATGGCTTACAAAGAACAACTGTTTATCTTAATAGAGCATTACATGAAACAAGCAGTTGTAAGCGACAGAACTAATGTTATAAATGCGTTAACTAATGCTGGCCACCCCCAGCTTGCTGAAATGATAAGGAGAATTTAGATGGCTATATCACAAGCGGTGTGTACATCTTTCAAGGTAGAGCTTTTAAAAGGTGTTCATAATTTCACCGCCTCAACGGGCAACACATTCAATATGGCTTTGTATCAAAGCACAGCTTCTTTAGATGCAACAACAACAGCGTACACATCAAGTGCAGAAGCAAGCGGCACGGGTTATACGGCTAAAGGCGCTGCGTTAACTAGCGTGACCCCAGTTGCAAGTAGCACTACAGCGGTTGGAGATTTTGCTGATCTTACGTTTTCTTCAGTCAGCATTACTGCTCGTGGTGGTTTAATTTTCAATGACACAGCGACAGGAGATCCTTCTTGTGTTGTGCTTGATTTCGGTTCTGACAAGACTGCAACTGCTGGAGACCTAACAATTACATTCCCGACGGCAAGTGCAACGGCTGCAATTATTAGAATTGCTTAAATACAGAGAAGATAATGACTACTACATTTGCAGTAACAGTATCTAATCCGGGCAGTGGAAATAGATATTATATAGGTGGGGTCTTACAGGCCACTGTGAATATGGTGGAAGGCCAGACCTACAGGTTTGACCAATCGGATAACTCCAATGATGGCCATCCGTTACGTCTTTCTACTACTTCAGATGGAACGCATGGTGGAGGCTCTTCTTATACAACAGGTGTGACTACCGCAGGAACGCCCGGAAATTCAGGCGCATACACTGAAATTACTGTAGCGGAAGATGCTCCTAATTTATTTTATTATTGCACTAACCATTCTGGAATGGGCGGTGCTGCAACTACCCCTGTCAAATTCGGTGGGTGGGGCAGGGGAACGTGGGGCAGTGGAACTTGGGGTCAGGAGCTACCTGTAACAGTTACAGGAAACGGGGTTACTGCTAGTGTAGGAAGTGTTGCTGTAGCCATCGGAGTTGATGTTACAGGAAATGTAGCAACTTCAAGCGTTGGCTCTGTTACAGCAGCGGGTGGTTCTGCATTCACAGTTACTGGTAATGTAGCTACCAGTGCCGTTGGAAGTGTCACAGTTCCTATTGGTGCTAATGCTACTCCTTCAGGCAATGAGTTAACAGCACAAGCTGGTTCTGTAACAGTTATAGAGGGATCAGGAGTAATAATAGTTGAAACAGGCTTTGAGCTTTCAGCTTCTGTTGGCAGCGTTAATGTTTGGGGAAAAATAATCCCCACACAAGATGCTGACTGGATTGATATAGCTGCTTAAAAGGAATAGATAAATGACTTCTACATATACAAGTAATTCAGGTATTGAAAAACCAGCTACTGGTGACCAGTCAGGAACATGGGGCGATACCACAAACACTAACTTTGATATTGTTGATCGTGCTTTGAGCGGTGTAGGAAGCATAACCCTTTCAGGAACTTCTCATACACTAACAACTTCAGATGGATCTTTATCTGACGGGATGTTTAAGGTTCTTGTTCTAGCAGGTAGCCCAACTGGAACAAACACAATAACCATAGCCCCGAATGATTCGGATAAATTTTATCTAGTAAAAAATGGCAGCGGTCAAAGCGCAGTATTTAGCCAAGGTACTGGAGCAAACGTAACAGTTCCAAATGGTGGGGCTGATATTATTTTTGCAGATGGCGCTGGTTCTGGGGCTGCTGTAGCTAGTCTTTTTGCAAATGCAGTATCATTTTCGTCAATAAGCACAACTGGTGACATAACATCTGCTGGAACGGTTAATGTAACGGGAGATACAGCCGCTGGAGATGATGCTGCCATCGGATTCACTGCTGCTGAAGGACTTATACTTACAGGCCAAGGGTCCACCAACGATGTAACAATTAAAAACGATGCAGACGCTGACGTTCTAGAAATACCTACAGGAACTACCAATGTTACAGTTGTTGGAGATATAACGGCTGGTGGGAACTTAGTTTCTACGGGAACAGTAGAACCTGCCGGAGATACCGCCGCTGGCGATAATGCTGCTGTTGGGTTCACCGCCGCAGAAGGTTTAATTCTGACAGGGCAAGGCTCTACCAACGATGTTACAATCAAGAACGATGCAGATGCTGATGTAATTACGATTGCAACAGGCGGCACTAGCGTTGATATTGTAGGTGATGTTACAGCCGCCACAGTAAACGCTGATGGTGACAC